GTAACTTTACTATGTGCATTAAGTAGGATAGTGCAAGTAATACTAGCATTTGCTGACGATATGAATGCAATTCATAGGGATATCATAGAAGTATTCACCCTTTGATATCATTCGGTTAGGTACTTCGACTAGCCTGTCATCTGTCAGTAACTCTCCAGCTATACGCATAGCGTGACTGTACTCTGCGTTCCAGATGTAGAACAGGACTCGCATATCCAGCTTGGCAAACTTCTGCTTACGCTGCGGGATGTGCACTGTAGGCCAAGGGAACACTGGCCCTTTCCATACGAGCTTGCACTCGCACTCGACGTAGCACAGGTCCTCAATGATGAGGTCAGCGCAGTACTTGTCGGGGTTATCTATGGCAGTGTATCCCATTCGGGATAGGTACTGCTTAGTTGCTTCTCTGGCGGGGCTGTCCGTCAGGTCGAACATTTCCATGTCGAATCTCTTATGCTTCATAGGTCTGTGCTTGGGTTATGTATACGAGAATAAAGATCCAAATATACGTGATTCACTCGATATCATTTTAAACCGCATTGGTTTAATATGGGTGGATGAAACTACTATTACTCCTTCCGATTATCTTATTTCCTTTCATTGCATCAGCTGACCCTGCAATCAAGATCCTCTGCGACAGCGGATTAACGCACTCAATTGCAAAGGTTAAAACCGTGTACGCAAATGCAGGAGATCATATTTTTTATAAGGAAACAAAAGCATCCAACGGGATGCTACTGCTTACCGATGGTAAGGTACAGAAGTTCAAGGGTGAAGGCAATCGGGTTGTGGTTGCGATTGTAAAGAACTACTCGTAGCAATCTTGTGCTCCTGCAGCTCGTCCTCCATCTTGTCGAGGGCCTCGGACAGCATTGACTCCAGCGTGCCGTGCGGCATACCAGTGGTCACTGCCTGCCAGTACTCTAGTTTAATCTTCTTCGATAGTTTCATTAGTTTTGTATTTGATTTGTACATCAGCCTCGGTGCATACGTCCTCAAGTGCCTTGCAATACACTACGCAGTCCTGCGAATCAGAGGCTAGGCGTGCCTGTATCCTGTCGAGTCCGTGAGTTACACTGGTGCGGTGCCTGTTGACTAAACGTGAGATCTCTTCGTGCGTGCAGTTGTGCAGGTGCATTACATATGCAAGTGCATCTCTGGCATACGATGCCCGCCTAGTGCGGGACTTGCCACGGATGATGTTAGGTGTAGTGCCGAACCTTTCGGCTACGATTTCGGTTAGTTTAATTTTGTTTAGCATTATTTTATGATTCCTACGCAGTGATATAGTTTGAAGATCCCACGAACGTCACGTTCGCCTTCTCGATTCTTTGCAACTGAGTATTGCAACTCAGTGTAAGGTCCTTCGGGGTCAACCTTCTTGGCTGACTCGATGTCCCCATTCTTGGGCCACATAAGGATGACTGCGTCTGCGTCATTCTCAATGTCGCCAGAGTCCTTAAGGTCGTACAGTGACAGGCCGCTTTCACGCTTGGCACCTTCACGATTGACCTGTGCTAACAGCAGGATGCCGATCTCCAGCTCCACTGCTATCTGCTTTATCTTGTGAGAGATAGATGAGATACCCTCGGTCTTACCTACGTTCTTCCCGAATGGGATTAGTTGCAGGTAGTCAATGACTACTAGCTTCACCCCTTGGGTACGTACCAGTAGTCTGATCTGACTCCTTAGGTCATCGGCCCCCTTGACTGCGTGCACAGTGTAGATGGGCAGGCCCGACAGTAGCTCATTGGCAGCGTGCACTGACTTAACCTTGGCAGGTGTAGCTACGTTCTCTTCGATCTGGCGTAGGTTGACACCGCTGAGTGTCTGAATCATACGCCTAGCGATTTGCTTCTGTGGCATCTCAAAAGAAAAGATAGCGCACGGAACTGAAGCGATCTTACTTGCACGTAGTGCAATGTTAATAGCCACGGCTGACTTGCCGCAGGAGGTAGGTGCAGCGATGATACATACTTCACCTGCTCCGATGCCTCCCATACCTAGCTTCTCGTCTAGGTGCGGGATGTGCGTACGTACTACGTCCTTGACGTAGGTCCCCTCTTGCATCTGCTTGAACTCTTCTTGGAGTATCTCTACTGAGTTAGAGATCTTCTCAACCCCAGACTCGGTGCCGTTGACTGCACTGAGTTCGCTGTCGATCTGCCCTTGGATCTCGGCTGCATCCATTTGCTCAGATGCGCTGCGCTCGGCTGCCAGCTTGTAGGCTCGGTGCATCCTGCGTAGGTTACTCTTCTCCTTTACGATGCCTGCATAGTTGAGGACCCTGAAGGGTGTGTCGGCGGACCCAGCTAGGGCCATTACACCTGCGATGCCCCCTACTTCGTCGAGGCTATTGTTAGCCTTGAGGCGTTCGATGAGATTGATCTCGTCGATAGGTTGGCCTGCCCCCGATAGCTCCGCTATAGCTTGATAGGCAAGCTGGTTCCGTAGGGCATAGAAGTCATTGGGCTGTATGATCCCAGAGATACTGTCGTATGCGTCTGAGTCGTCCCCGATTAAACAGCAGGCAATCAATGCCCGCTCCGCTGATAAATTGTTTGGTAGTACTGTGTCTGGTTCTAGTAAGTCGTGTATGTTTGTCATAGTTTTTCATAGTTTATAAACCCCAAGTGCCAGCTACAGGATCGGACTGCAGCTGGCGAGTAGGGTAGTTATGGTTGGCTGTCTTGTCTTTCGATCATACCTAGGGCGATCAATGAGTAGCCAATGAGATCTCGAAAGATGTCCTTAGCTTGGTCGCCTTCAGTACATACGGATAGCTTGCCATCTTCACAGAAAGCTTTCGCTCTCTGGAATTTGTCCTGCATCCTTATGCAGATCCCTGTTAGGGGATCAACGTTGAACTCTACGCTGGCATCGAAGTTTGCAAAGGGGTTATTGCAACTATCTCCTCCAGTGTAATCCGAGTTCTTATGTCCAGTTAATTCTAAAATATACTGGACTTCTTCGTGGCGGAATTTATCCCACCATACCTTATCAAATTCTAGCATCTAGAAGCTGATAGGGTCATCGCTCATCGGGGCAACTCCAGATGATACTACGTCTGGCTTTGCTTCCTTAGGGTCGAATGAAACAGACAGGAAAGCTTTGCCTGCCTTGCTGGTTTTCTTCCAGCCCTTGAACCAGTACTCCTTGCCGTCAACTTCGGCGGAGCCAGTGAGATCAGGGTGAGTCTCCTTTTCCTTACGGTCGTTAGGGAAGAGTGCACCACTGTTGTTGTTGTCGTATGTTTTTGTTTGCATTATATTAACCCATCCAGGGTTTGTGTTTTCTTTTTGTAGGAAGGTTCGCCCTTCCCGTGAGTGTTTGTTGCATCGGGATCTTTGGTATCGTCGATGCATAGCAGGCCGTTAAGGGCGTACTTACGTGCGTAGGAGGAGGCCGAGCCAGTAATCTGGGCTTGGTCCATTCCCTTCTTTGTTTCGGCGTGCTCTGCGAATCCATCTGCGGCGTGTAACAAGCCGCCAACGCAGTGCAGGCAGGCCGTAGACTTAACGAAGATGCGTCCTTCAAGTGCCACCAGTGCATCAGTCAAGATGAGTGCTGCTCCGTGCTTCTGTAGTAGAGGCTTAACTGCACTGAGGATATCCTCTGCACTGCGGTACGAGTAGTTGCCGAAGTTATTCTTCTGGCCCTTGGGAGCCTTTAGCTCCGACTGTATTTCTTGTAGTATGTTCATATGTTTTATTGGTTATGTGTTAGGTGTTAGGTGTTAGGTGTTATTGGAATGTAATGCTGGGGATTTCATTACCAATGTTGATGGTTGCCGTGCTGAACGGATGTTCGAGCATGGTCTGCATGGCCTCCTCAATACTACTTACTCCGCAGTATTCAGTGCCTTCTCCTTGATTAATCTCAATGAGATAAGAGAATGACAGGTCATCAGTCAAAGGAGCCAAGTTGAATACAGCGTGCTGTTGTTCTAGGTCCTGCAGTGTTTTATTTAGGTTACTCATATGTGTTTTATTGGTTATTGGTTAGGTGCACTGCCTTATAAAAGCAGTACGAAAATACTGTGTGCGCTCGGCTGCATTCTTGCAAGAATTAATATCATTTTCTTCGCATTTCATGTGCAATAATATCTCCAGCTGTCTTGCCTTTGGCAATCTCTTAAAGCGTTTGCACTTCTGGGTCAGCCCGACTGGGTGCATCACGTCTGTCCTAGCATTCTCTAGGTAGTCTGCTAGGGCACGTAGTGCATCTGGCAGTGAGACCTTTGAGTTGTTCTGCCCGAATCTCTTCCAAGAGTTTTCAATCTTACCAGCCCAAGCATTACTCTGCCTGTGCAGCACGCCACGTATCAGTCCAGTGTTGTGGCAGTGATCGACCACTGAGTCATTGCACTTGCATTTAAAAATCGGGCACTTGCTCGGGAGGTTGTCTTGCCTCCACTGCTTGAGCTTGCTGCTGGGTAGGTATTTCATTTACGCTTAGGATTTTCACGTAGGCTTTACGCTTGGTGGTTGTGTACC